TTGTTTCAATGATTAAGAAGTTATTACTTTCTTTTCTTACTACAAAACATTTAATAGAGTTCATTGTAACTAAATATCCTTTATAACTCATTTCAGTTATTGTTCCGTTTTCAAAATGTGTCCTCATGTTTGTTTTTATTTATATAAGCAAATGTAATCATAATAATTCACATAACAATACTTTTTATAAAAAAAGTGCAAATTATTTTACACTTTTAAATTTAAACCATAAAAACACGAATAAACACAATATAAAAAATAGCAATGCAAATAATATTGTGTAGTCTGTTTTCTCTGATTCTTTTACTTTTTCTGTTTTTTCTTTTTTTATCTCAATAGTTCGAGATTTTTCTTTAATCTCGCTATTTTTAATAATACTTTTATCAAATACAATAGTAGCATTAAAATACTCCTTTCCGTCAATAATCATAGGTTTAAGCACGTCAAATGGTTTAATAGAGTAAATGTCTCTTAATTCAATATTCTGCTTTAAAACACGTGTATTTTCGATTGATAAACTGTCGCTTTTAAACGTGGTTTTTTGTTGTGAAGTTTTACGAGTTCCGCAACTGATTAAAAGCAATAGTATTAATAGGTATTTCATAGTGTTATTTAAGTTTTTAATGCTTTTTCTTAAATAGTAAGTTTCTTATTTAAGTTTCTCTTCTAAAACCCGTTTAATTAAAATACAGTCTTCATACATTTCTGCATCTTCAAAAGCTTTTAAGGCACATTCTAAATCCTTAACCGTTCCGATATTACACCATTGAATAAATTGTTCTTCTGTTTGAATCGAACGAATGTAACGAGGGTCGCAAAGTTCTTCGTAGGCTTGGTTAAGTTTTTGAAGGTTCATAGTGTCCTAAATTTAATTTCTGCTCGTTCCAATTTTTTATCATAACCTAAAATCCAATAGTTTTTACCATTGTACCGTCTAGCCACTTCTTTTGTATTCCACTCCTTAACCGCTTGAAATAAAGCTCTGTCTGTTTCAATAAATTTTAAGCCTAACCATAATTGATTAGTTTCTGAATCCTTAGCGAAATCCCACATATCGCCAACGCTTTTAAATCCTAAACGCTTCCAATGCTCGCCCATAACTTGCATTCTTCCAATTGAAGTGCTTTCCATTGCTGCCTTTGGATTTTTTGCGTAAGCGTCATTAAAAGCCTGCCATTCTTTTGACTGAACATCTACTTTATTAGAAGCCCATAAACCAGAAAAAAGCCTACTTATTCTTTTAAAATAATGTGGCTCAAATTGAATTATAATTTTACCTGTTTTTGGATCAAAACCTAAACCGTTGCTTTCTACTGAATCAATAGATTTTACTTTAGATATTGATATTCCAAATTCTTTAGCTAAATTTTTGTATTCATTTTCTGTTATCATTTTTCATCTTTTTTAGGTTCTATAAATTCTTTATTCCATTTCTTATAAAAATGATTATCTTGTTTTTCTCTTAATTCTTGCTCTAATATTTGGCTTTTAATCCTTGAATCTCTTATGTAAGTTCTTAGTTTGTAGTAAGCAAAGAACACAGCTATCAGAGTCATTAAAAACTGCAATAGATTAGTTGCATTCGATAAATAGAATTCTCCAAAGGTAATTTTTTTTGCTACATCAATAAGCGTAAAACTATAAAAAACAAAAAAACAGTAGTTAAGTGCGTTGAAAAGAAATTTTATTGTTTGCATAGGCGAAAATTATCACAGATAACGGTATTTTCAAAAGATAAAATAAATTATCCATTAATCCCAAAAATACAAAGTCTAAACCATTAATAATAAATAAATATAAAGCAATTTGTTTAGTAACAAAATCAGGTTTTAAGAAAGCTAAAAAATAGAATACAACGCCTATAATTAGAATGTTTGAATAATCTTCAATCACATTACATAGGAATTTTTTATTATCAGAAAACAAAGCATATCTTACTTTTAAATCCGATTGGTAAAATACCGCCTTCACTTCTGAAAGCGGTACTAATGAAAGCAATATTAAATGCTTACTTTTCATCTTTATCAACTGGAGGTTTTGAGCCACCTATTAACGCATCGACCTTATCTTGTAATTTATCGGGATTTTGAGTAGGTAACTGAATTTTCAATTTGTAAACTCCATAAAGTCCGAAAGCTACTTTTAAAAGACCTATCCATTTTTCAGATAGCCCCAAATCTACTAAGAAAGGATTTAAAACCTCGAAACCCTGATCTAAAATAATTAATGCAAATCCAACGATTGCAAACCACCAATTTTTTAATGTACTCATATTTATTTATTTAAAGTTAATTATTATAATGCTGCGGGTTGCCAAATAACATTACCGTATGTTGCAGTAATATCATCACTCCCGCCTGTTGCGCCCGATGCCGTTGCTGTAATCTTTACAATATTAGTCCCTGTAAAAGTCAGACCTGTCAAAGATGTGTATTTCGTGTAAGATGCCGTACTTGCTCCTGGAGTTGAAATGTTTACAACTGCTCTACCTGTTGTCGCTCCTGTTCTTATAATTGAAACAGTAGTAACCCATGCGCCCGTAACGCTCATTGTCAACGCCCCCGTATCTCCAATATTTTGACCTGCAAAATATATTTTTAATTGACTTGAAGCCGTTACATCGTTAAAAGTTCCTGCAAAGTTAGAAATTAATTTTTCACCTGTAGCATTTAATCTATTAGCAACCGTTGTATAAGTTAATAAATCTGTTTCAGTCGTGGAAACGTTGTTTACATCTGCGTAGAAGTCTTTTAGTTGAATAGGTAAGTTAGTTGCGGTTAGCGTTCCGTTTGAAAATATATTACCAACGCCATCAACATTAAATACAGGTACGGAATTTGCCCTAAGGTCTATCATTTTGAAAGCAGTAGAAGCTGACCTTGTTGTGAAACCGTAAAATAAAGAGTTGTTGAAACTAGCGTTGTTATTGTTTAAAACAAAAGTAGTTCCAGAACCAGAAGTTCCCATTACTTGAAAAGTAGTAGCAGAGGCATTGTCTCCTTGCACAAAAAGTTTAGCACCTCCAACCATGCTCCCTATCGCTACGTCTCCGTTAGCGAAAATACGCATCTTTTCAGTTGCGTTTGCCCCAACTGCTCCTGTGTAAAAAGCCAAAGCTCCTTTTGTCAATGTTACGTCAGATACAGCAGATATTTTAGCCTTTATGAATCCGTCCGAATTTCTATTGTACCATTTTAAACCTCCTAATTCTGAACCTATAGAGTTTGAATTGCTTTCAAAAAACACACTTCTGTCTGCGTTTAAAACTTGATTACCAACCGCTATATCTTCTGAGCTCCTGAATTTATAGGTGGAAGGAGTCATCCCTATCGCTACATTTCCTGCGTTGTTATTACTCAAATCACCTCCTGAAGCTGTCCATCCAGCGTCATCTAATAAAGCCACTGTACCATTTTTATTTGGTAGGGTATAAGTCCTACTTGCTGTGTTCGTATTAGTAAAATACGACGAAAAAGTATTCGCTACATTTCTAAATGATAATTTAGTGTCTAAAAATGTTTTTTCACCTGTTACCGTTTGTGGCGTAGCAAGCAACATATCTCCAGAACCTCCAGAAGCATTAGCTAATACAAAAGCAGTTGTAGCTATTTGAGTTGTGTTTGTACCTAAAGTAGCTGTTGGTGCTGTTGGTGTTCCTGTGAATGTTGGGGATATTATATTTCCATAAATCTTAGTGGTAGTTGTTGAGCTGTTACCTATTGATGTAGTGTTACTTCCTAATCCTGCAACATCATAACCTATAACAATCTCGTTACTTCCGTTATCTTCCAAAGCTCTTGACTTACTTCCTAAAAAAATAGAATTTGTCGGATTTGTTAGAGATGAATTAATATTGTACCAATAACCTGACAATCTTCCAACAGCTGTATTATCACTACCTGTAGTGTTTGAACCTAGAGATTGATGTCCTGATGCACTGTTGCTTCCGCCTGTCGTATTGGCTGATAAAGACCCGTATCCGTTAGCCATATTACCACTACCCGTTGTGTTACTCAACAATGAAAACATACCTGTTGCTGCGTTCTCATTTCCCGTTGTGTTGGTTGCTAACGCTAACATTCCGGAACTTGTATTACTACTACCTATTGTGTTTGAGCCCAAAGCCGAGTACCCATTTGCTGTATTACTACTGCCAGCTGTATTGGCATATAAAACCTGATAGCCACTTGCCGTGTTAAACACGCCTGTTGTGTTTGAATATAGTGTTTGATAACCTAAAGAAGCGTTGCCTCTTCCTGTTGTGTTTGATTTTAATGACTGATATCCAACCGCTGTATTATCATAACCAGTGGTATTTAAACTCAAAGACTCGTTGCCTAAAATTGTATTTGTCGAAATGTTTCCATTTCCTTTCCCGATACTTAGTCCGTTTATCTCTGAATCAGAACTTAAATAAATGTTATCTGCTCTAACGCCATTAATCACATTTAATCCATTTGAAACTTCCAAACCTCCATACATCAAAGAAATCACACCTCTTGCGTAAACACGACCTCCTTCTTCTGATAAATGAACACCGTCAATTAACAATGATGCACCACCATTGTTTTTTGTGTAATTATAAATGTCTACATATTGAATGCCTTGCTCTTTTGCTACTTCAATAGCCGCAATAGCGTAAGGCTCTAATTCAGTATCTAAATCGGCTCTCGAACAATAGTTACTATTTATAACTAAGATTTTATTATTCGTCCATCCTTTCGCTTTCGCGTCTAAAATAAAATTAGTTATATTTTCTTTAAAATTAGATATAGTGTTAAACCCTAGAGCGTCATTTATTCCGTGTTCAATAGTCAACAGTCTGTAGCTGTCTATGTTACCAGAATTAAGAGTTGGAATATTTATAAAATTACCAACTAAAGATGCTGTATTTGATCCAGAAATTCCGAAATTATTTAAAACCAAAGACAATTGTTTTGCCATTGGATTGGTATACTTACCTCCAGAGGTTATAGAGGTTCCAAAAGCTATCCAATTATCAGATGACTTAGTTAAGTTTTCGCCTAATATAATACTCCCCGTTTTAGTTTGAGGGTCGCTTGTTTTATTTATAAATCTGTCGTTAGTTGCCTGTACACTCGGATATAAAGTATTGTTTACTGTAGTAAAATCAGTTGCTTTATTAGCTACATTTTCTGGCGTAAATCCTAACGCATCGACAATACTTGCTAAAGTTAAAGCAACGCCCCCAGAAGCAACCCCTCCAAATTTCTGAGCTTCTAATATATCGGCATCCGCAACCATCTGTAAAGAGGTTGTGGTATTTCGCATTATAATATAAGCTCTTATAATTCCGTTCTCTTTTGAGTTTGGTTCTAAGACAAAGTTTCGTGTAAATACCGCATTTTTAGCTGTAGCTAAATCATCATAGACAGTCTGACCATATTGAATCCTAGTAACTCCACTTTGAAACATTGTTACTGTTTGAATAGTAAATTTGTTATTTGGAACGGCTGTTAAAACGTTATTTAAATCATATAAAGCAGGGTCTAAATTTATCCTATCACTTCCCTCAGTACCGTTTTGCGTTCTATATCTAAATGTTAAAGATGTTCCTGCTGTTTGTGCTAATTCGTGAGGATTTTTCCAATCGTTTGCGAAGTTTGAACCTAATTTAAATATTAATCCTGCACTTTTATTTAACTGTAAATTTGCACCGTTAGCAGTATATTTATTTCCCGTTAAGTTCAATGCTCCAACCGCTTCAATAAAGTCGTGCAATTGGTTTGTACTTGCGTTTGTAGGAGCTGAAATATTGTTAATTACATTTATGTTCGTTAAGTTACTATGTATAACTGCACCTAATACAATTAAAGAGCGTCTTTGTTCTGGCGTAAATGGTGTGGCTTGCATAAATAATTGACCAACACCAGACGTGCCTATTTCTTCAATAGCCACATAAGTAATCGTTCCTGTAAGCAAATAAGTTGGTGTAACCCCCGTAAAAGCAGGAAATGTTACAAGTCTGCTTATTGGGTTTTCAGGAGTGTCAAAGTTTGAGACAACACCTATTCCAGTTGTCACATTAAACTTTGTAGGGTCTCCGTTTGCTGATATTATACCGTTTTTAATTAAGCCTGTAGATAAGAATTGTTTTTTAGCAAGCTCTAAATAAATAGTCGTATTGTCTACAAGTTCCGAAACTGGCATCATTTTTAAAAACTTATCAGTTCCATCGAACATAACGACTGAATCGTTTTTTGTCGCCACTGGTGGGTCTTTTAGTAGCTTAACGTAATTCAAGTTGTTTGAAGGCGAAAACTGAGCATTTGCCGTTATGCCTGCAATTAATAAGGTCAAAAGTAAGAATAATCTTTTCATAAAATTTAATTAAATTATTGGTAAAAATAGTTAAACAATCGGCAAAACCGAAATTGTTGCTGAGTATATTAATTCATAATTACTCACGTCTTGATCGTCCCCTAACGTCACGTACATCATCGAATCAATCCAATCAGCTGGCGTAGCTCCAAATCCCTGACAAATGTCCCCTAATTCAATTCCGGTTCCTGTGTTTTTGATTCCGTTATACCACCCTTTGTGTTTAACTTCAATCCTGTCTGCTTGAATTGGTAATAAATTTTGCTTAAATTCATTATAATCGTCAGAAGTTAAATATCCGTTTTGTTCATCGGTAACAACCTGAATCGAAAACTGATTTGTAAACGCATTAAAAAGTAAAGGAGCTATAGCGAAAACTGCCGAAGCATCCGTTTGCTGAATTGCGTTGTTTAATGTTTTTAACACAAAACGAACCTTAGCAGGCGTAACCTGATTTGTATTGTTATCAATTATGTACGCATTTATAACGTCTTCAATTTCTGCTGGTGTCATAAATAAAAATTAAGAGAATCCAAAATCGAATCCATTACTAAATGCACGTCCAATAGCTGGAGGTGTTATTTGTTTTTGTCTGTCAATGAAAAATAAAATTTGAGTTATTTCGCCTGATTCTAATAATTCAGCAGTTAATTCAAAATCTATTTTAGAGCCTGCAATATTATAAGTCAATTCTTTAATGATAATTCTTTGCTCCCATTTTCCGATGCAGTCAATTATTTCAGCTGAAATATTAGCTACAGCAGTATTAACTGGAGTATCAATAAAACGCCAAATATCGGAACCAAAAAGAGGGCGTAACGGATCGCTTCCTTTAGTGTTAGTCAGAATAATTCCAATGCACTGACGAATGTCATCTATACCCTCAACAACTTGTCCAATTGTTACATTGGATAATTGCCAGTTGGTCGCTTTTATATCTTGAATTTTTGTTGCCATTATGGTACTGGTACGCTTGTTGGGTTTCCTGGTGTTGCCGATGTATGAACATGTGTTTTAAGCGAAACAGTTCCTGCTTTCATATCTCCTAAAACTTCTAAATTACCCGTTAACGGTGCTCCTAATGGTGCTGAGATTGTGCCAGTAACGGTTAATGCTCCGGCTATAGCAACGGCTCCAGTTAATTTTATTACTGGTGCGGTTATATCGACTTCGCCAATAATATTAATATTGTACTTATGCGTGTTTTTATTGTATTCAATAACGGAATTGTCTTCAAATTTTACTCTAAAAATTCCGTCACCAGCTCCATTTGGAGGTGTTTTATCGTTGTTTAAAGCTCCTAAAATTACACCCTCTTCGCTGTTTTTATCCATTACGCAAGCGACTTGCTCATTAATGGAAAATGTATAAGAAAAACTGTCTTTAATCGCTCCAAGAGTCAAAACTTGCAACCAATCCGAAACAATACCGTCATCGGTAAACGTCACACGGGCGTATCCTTTAGCTGGGTCAACTTCGGTTATGTTTCCAAATCTTAGCATTTTGTAAAGATATAAAAAAACCTCAATAAAATTAATTATTGAGGTTTTAAAATTTAACTATAATTATTTCATAAAAGCCATCCAATGGGTGTTGGATTGTTTTCCTGATTTATGCCCAAATAAAGGCTGTCGGCCAATAGCATTTAATATTTCAGATACTTTTATTTGATTTTCGTTCCACTTAAAAATTAAAGTTCCATTTGGCTCTAAAACCCTGAAACATTCGTCAAATCCTTTTTTAATATCTTCTCGCCACGTAACGTCAAGAACTCCGTATTTTTTTGCCATCCAACTATTTTTACCTAATTTATTTAAATGCGGAGGGTCAAATACTACCATTTTAAAAGCATTATCTTCAAAAGGCATGTTTCTGAAATCCATTAAAATATCAGGTTCAATATCTAGCTTTCTGTCGTCGCATAAAATATGATTTTCGTTTCTTATATCCGCAAAAAGAACATCAGGATTTGCTTTGTCAAACCAAAACATTCTAGAACCACAACAGGCGTCTAATATTTTTTTTTTATTCATCTTAATAAGTATTTTTTTTAGTTAGGCAAATATAATACTTATTTTTAAATAACCAAATAAATTATTGAATACGTGTCGGATTTCCGTAAGGATATTTATTATCTGGAAATTTTACGTTTCTAACGTTCACATTATTCGATTGTTGTTTCTTTTTAGATTTGGTTATTTGCTCCGTTTTAGCTGGTAAATTCAATCGTTTAATCTCTAAATTAACCGTGTAACCACTTGAACGCTCTATTTTGTGTGACGAGGATTTTATATGATATTTACCTGATAATTTACCTAGCCCCGTTAATTGGAAATTATTGCCTGCAATTGCTAAAGTCGTTCCTTGCAATTCAATATTGCCTTCCATCTGATTTCCTGCTGATAAATGCATAATTGCCTTGGCTTTCGCCTCTGCTTGCTGTTTATTCTCAGCTTTCGTATGCGTAACGCCTGAATCTTGATTTACAGGCGTATCACTCGAATAGCCTTGTTCTTGTTTGTATTTTTCAAAATCTAAGTTAGCGGTTACGGGTTCATTTTTCTTTGCTGATTTCGATTTAACCGAGGCGTTTTTAATCATTCCGTCGGCTTTATCAGTCAATGAATATCGTTTAATTTGTGATTTGTCAACTGAAAAACTAACGTTTCTTTTCTCTACGTCATAAATTGACGTAAATGTAATGATATTTTCACGTACAGCGAACAAAACCCCGTATTCCTGAGATATGCGCTTTAAAAACGCTAAATCAGTTTCCTTGTTTTGAGTTATACGTCCGAAAGTTATTTCTGGAATTTCGCCTTGAATAGTAAGGTTATTTTTAGCAGCTACTTTTTCAGCGATTTGTTTTAAAGTCTTTGATTCGTGAGCGTCTGATTTTTTGGTACGTAATGAATTCACAATACCAGTTGCCATACCTCGAATAGCCACAACGTCTGGCGGTCCTTCGAGATTAATTTCGTCAATCTCAAAAACTCCACACTTTAAGTTTTCGATTGATACGGTTAATTTCGCACCTTTTTCTGGATACCATGAGTTTTGCCACTTCAAATCAACATCTTCAACACGTATTTCTATTTCGTCGCTTTCGCCTTCTGTTTTATCGTTATACGTCAAAGACAACATATACTTCGAAATATCCGCAGTAATGTTTTTATTATTATAAAGGACAGTAAATTTAGGGGCTGGTATGTTCATTTATCTTTTAGGTCTGTAATTTATAGGTTCGCCAGTGTAGTAAAAAATAACTCCTAATAAAATAGGAATATTTATTAAAAACAAAAATAAATATTTTTCATCATTAAAATGCTCTGACAAAACAACGGGAAATGAAACAAAACATCCTAATAAAAAAACAATAATAGCTGCTAAATAAACTGACAATATGCACTTTAATATTTTCATAATTTAATTTTTTATCGTTTCCAAGGTGGTAATAATTCACTATCAATTTGTATTTCTCCAGATTCTAAAATTGGAACTATTACACGTGTTCCCGGTTCCAATATCGGAGAAATAACAATACTTGTATTCGCTTCAATAATTCCGTTTACAAGCGTAGAATCGCCGTATGCTTTGAAGGCTATAGTGTCCCATCTGTCGCCTTGTTTCGTAACATATTCAACAAAATTTTCCATTATATCCTACGAATTATTGAATTATTTGAAATGTCTAAATTTGCCGAATTTAAACTTAAAAGCGATCCGTTCAATTGCTGATTCAATATTTTAAATGAATTAACATCTGTAACCGGTAAAACCGCTTTCATGTTCTGAACACGAACATAAACATCATTTATTGCAGTAGGCAAATTTTCTGCCATTTCTTGCAATTCCGAAGCATCCGACAATATTGATTGAACATTAGTCAAACTGCCTTCAATGTCAGTGAGTGATTTATTAATTTTTCCACTCCAATATTCTGAACGGCTCGGAATTTCTTCAATTTTTGCCGTATAAATTCCCGTAAGAGTTACCGACGTTTGTATTTTTGAAATTTCAGTTGTCATTGTCATTCCTTGTGAAATTTTAGCAGGCAAAACGGAACGAACGTTTGAATTTCGTGTTGAAGTTGCAAACGCCTGTTGAATAGCTTGCAATTCCGCTTCTCTTAACGGATCGTCTGAAAAACTTTCTAATAATTCAACTGATAGAGTAACTTCAATTAAATTTCCGTTCGGGTCAGTAAATGAATTATCTTGTGAGAAACTTGGAATTACAAAAAAACCTAAAACACGTCCATTCCCTAAAATCAAAGGTAATATTTCACGGTTTTGCATCGCCAAACGTAATGTTTCAATATCAGCTTCAGGATTTGTAAATTCAGAATGTAAATACATTCCAAATGATATTGAATCTAGATTGTCGCCAACAGCTTGTAAACGTGGTTTTCCGTTAATTAATTCATGTTGTGCGTAATTTACGCCTCGCTCATGAGAAAAATTACTGAATCCTTTCAGTCCTTCAAATCTGATATTTCCAAGTTGAGCGTACATTATTTATGAAAATTACTGAATGAAACAACCGTTTTGGATAAATCATGCGTAACGATTAACGGCAAGCCTATAACGTTAACGCCTATCTGGAAGAAAACCGATATAATTAATTTTTTCATAAAAATTATTTTTGTAAATATAATAAAATTTATGATATAAAAAACCTCCGATTATGGAGGTTTAATAATTTAATTTAAAAATTTTTCTTGGAATAATTTTTTCTCTTTTTGCTTTTAAGTCTACTGCCTTTTGGAAATTTAGAATCCAAAATCATTCTTAATGTGATAATTTCTTTCATGATGTATTTTTTTTAAATTAATGTTAGGCAAATATAATACTTATTTTTTAATAACCAAACATTAATAAGCTAATCTTTGTTTTCTTTGCGTTTGCGCCTCAATTTGGCGTATCAATTCAGGAATTAATGCTTTTACTTGTGCGGTCACGTCTCCTGAGCCTCCATTAATTACTGGCGCAAACGTAACGTTTATAGACGAATTACCACCACCGACACGACCCGAAGCTGTTGGCTTAATCGAAGAACCCATTCCCTTTGACGCTCCGACGAGTTTAGATTCTCCTTTCTTAATTCCGTTGTGTGCGCCCTCGGTAATATTTACCCCGTAATCCATGAAAACCTTTGAAGGCGATGCTATTCCTAAAACTGTTTTAAAGGCGTTTGCGATTCCTTTTCCTATTCCCTTGACGAAATCAAACAAAGCCGTTGCTTTTGCTTTAATTCCATTCCAAAGACCCATTACAATATCAGTACCGATGTTTTTAAAACGGTCAGGAACCATTTGCCACGCTTTTATTAACAATCCAATCGGACCAAGAAAAATAACTCCCCATTCTTTCATAAAGTCTATAGCCTTCCAAAATATCGCTTTAATTCCGGTCCATAACTTACTAAAAAAGTTTTTAATCGGTTCCCAGTATTTAACAATTAAAAACGCCGAACCTGCTATTGCGGCAACTACCCAAAATATAGGCGAAGTTAAGAATGCTAAATTTGCAGCTTTTAAAGCAGCGGACAAAACTTGAATCGAAGTACCTCCAGCAAGTGCTGAAAATGCCATGGCATTTTGAACCGCTGTAACCGTAATCATTAATGTACGATAACCGTTCATAATAGCCATGCCAGCTGAAATGATTTTGAATATACCACCAAATAAAAAAGATAACCCCGATACCGCTATACTTAATGCGGCAAGTCCAGCTACTATTTTTAAAATCGTAGCTATTAAGTCTTGGTTTTCGAATACCCATTTACCTAGATTATCAATTGTTTTAGTCAACTGAATAGCGTACTCTTTCATTCTAGGTAACATTAAGTCTCCAAGTTTAGCAGCAGTCATTTTAATGTTATCCATTAAAGTTGACATCATACCGTTAAATGTTTTAGATTGAGATAGCATGCCGCCCGCAAACTTAACATTTCCTATATATTGTAGGTACTGTTCAATATCTTTAGCGTTTTTCCTAACTGTTGTCGCTACTCCTTGAAAAGTAAATGTGACGTTATCACCTTCGGATTTTGCTTTAATTCCAAATTCTTTTAGTCGTTCAAATTCTCCAGTTGCAGCATCCGCAACCGCTTCTATCATCTCGTTTAGAGATTTATTCATAGATGAAGCCGTGTTACCGTACGAAGTAAGTGCTTTTTCAGACGGATCTAAACCCATGTTTTTTAACTTAATAAATCCAGTCATCACCTCCTCTAATTGAAACGGAGTTTCCGAAGCAAATTTATTAATGTCTTCAAATGCTTTTTTAGCTGCTTTTGCATTTCCTTGAAATGATGTTTGCAATGCAACGTTCATCGATTCCATGTCAGCAGCTGCCTTCAGTGGTAACGCTAACGCTGCTAAAATTCCAAATCCAATGGCTCCAGCCTGTCTGCCAGCTCCCAAAGCTCTATCACCACGCTCTGACATCGCCATAATTTGACGTTGTCGTGCTGCTGCTGCTGCAATAATTCGTGTTGCTTCGTCTTTTGCGGTTAAAAGTAATGCAACTTCAAATGTTTTTTTAGCCATTTTTATTTATATAAAAAAAACCGCAACCGTTATCGGCGCGGTTCTATGTTACTCTGCTGGTGGACTCATTTTTTCGTGTAATTTCAACGCCTCAACAAACCAATAATGAACATCGTTGCCGTCCATTTCAAATAAAATATTTAATGCAGTATTTGAAAAATGTGCCAGAAATATCAATTGTTCTGGCGTTACACAAAAAGCTGATTAATCGGTGTCATTATTTTTAAATAATCTACACCGTCCATTTCTTGAAATTCGTCTTTAAATACTGCTTTACCATCAATTTCAATTAAAATTGAAGCCAAACATTCTGCCATATCGGAACCGTCTGAGTTCATAAGTCGTTGTGCTTGCTGAACATGCTTTCCTTTAAATCTTTTAATCGTACAAATCTTACCGCTTGGAAGTTCAAATTCCTGATAAATGTTTCTGTCTGCAATACCTTCAATCGTTGTGGGTGTTTTTGATTTTTGTGTTTTTAGGTTTTTATTTTCCATTTTCGATTTGTTTTGATAGGTGATTTCCTAAGGCTTGTTTTTCGTGTTTTAAAGACATAATATTTAACTGTAACGAAATAGTTTTTAATTTAATTTCGTTTTTTAAATAATCAATATTATTCTGCATAACGTCAATTAAGTTTTTTTGTTCTTTTACCCAGTTTTCAATACTGATTTCATAATCTGTTTTTCCTTCCATGTGATAAATTTTTAAGTTAATTTTAAAACGTAAATATATAAAAAAAACCGCTAAGTTATAGTGGTTTTTAATTTTTCTAAATATTTATCCATCATTTCAACTAATACAGGATTAATTCTTCTTTGATATTGAACGTTTCCTAATTGTCTACGACCTGAATTTTCACGCTTGCCTCCTCTTTTTTGTTTCATTATCCTGTTATTTTAATTAATCTATACGGCTTCATCAATCATTTCTAGATTTATATATTCCACCTTTTTTACTCCGTGTTGATATTTTCAATTATTATATTTTTTCATTCTGATTTCACAACTTTTTCTAGTTTATTTTGTTATTCTTTTTGAAATTCCTTTATTGCATTTCCCGCACTTGTATAATTCAGTTATATTTTTCACATCTATTCAATAACTAATTCAAGTAATGATTCTACATCCCATTCGGTATTTTCATTTGTCATATAATCAATTATTTGGTCAGGATGTTCCAATAGATTTGTAATAATCTGATTAAGCTCTTCTTTTGTGTAAGTTTCCATAAATATTTATTTTTTTGATTCGCTTTATTGCTGAGACAAACATACAATATATATATTGATATACGCAACCGCTTTTAAAAACTTTAACATAATAAAAAAACCGATACAATTACGTATCGGCTTAATTCTACTTTCTTTTAAATTATTAACCGCCTATATTCGCTCTGTAAGTTGCAAAAATGTCAACTCCATCAACTGAATATATGTTTGCCAAAGCATCGTAATCAACAACCTCGTTACCGTCAATTTCCAGCTTGTAAGCCGTACATGTCAATTTCGAAGTTGCTTCAACGTTATCGTGTTGTTTATAGTTTCCAGCAGGGAAATTCTTAGCTTGTACTGTCAAATACGCCACGCATGGAACTTCAGCAACTAAGCCGTTTGAATCGTGCGTTTCTAATGAACTACGAATTTGCAACTTCATTGCCTTTCTTGGATCTGCAAATTTTTTCAAAACATCAGCGTAAAACGCATTCCATTTAATTGTTGCCTCCAATTTATCAATTCCTGAAAATAATTCGAATTTTCCAATCATTCCAAGTGCCTTGTGTTCAGATAACATAAATGTAATATCCGGAAGGTTTACCTCTTCAGCTTTTCCAAGCTGAGAAATACCATCAACATACACGTTGGCGTTCGTTAATCTATTTACTTGTATAGCCATGATTATATGATGTTAGTTAATAGGTTAATATCTAAGAATGATTTAAAAGTAATTCTTTCAGCAGGCGTTGGACCCATAAATACAAGGTCAAACGTTACATGTCCAAGCGCTAATTCTTCGGCTGTATTATCAGCAGAATAAACACATTTCGAACCAGACAAACAAGCTCCACGACCGATTAATGTACGGAAGAAACCGTTTCCAGTGTCCCTGATTGCGTCAATTGTCGCCTGATTAATTGGTTTATCAATAAACGGAAGCATTGCTTGCTCTAGTGACTCATGAACTATGTCCGCAATTCTACGAATTGGAATAAAGTTTTTTGGATCAGTATTTGTAGGAAATGCAGCCGAACGATTACCCCATGTTCTTGTTCCAGTTCCATAACCAGTGAACGTAGTTGTAATTCCTTTTTCGTTCAATAAATTTGCCTCTGTTGAAGCGTCATTTACTGCTGAAGTTACAATAAATTCAGTTCCTACTATTCCAGCAATTGTATGATTTGAAGGTGAAACCCAGTATCCTTCGTTTAAATCTACATTAGCTATTACGCCTGCCATAAATTGACTGTACGGAGCATTTACGTTTGAATCGGAATCAGCATCGTAAACTTTCAAATGAGGGCATAACAAATACGCTCTATAACTTGAAGTTTTAAAGTTCATTGTTGAAGCTGGTCCACGTCCTACTATTGCAGCACTTACTGAAGTTCCTACTGGAGCATCAATTAACGCAATTGCACGGTATTTTTCAGCTAATACAAGAAATTCAGTTGCCACTGCTAAAAGTTCAATATAAACTGGAGCGATTAATATTTTTGGAGTAAATCCAAAAGTATTAAATACCAATTCTAAACATTTAGATCCAGTACGAACACCTGAAACATTTGTTCCGATTATTTGAGCTGAAGTAACAGTTCCAGAATCAAACGTTTTAAATGAAAACTTCAGAACTAAATCTTCAGCAGCAACAGCAGATAAAGCTGTAAAATTACCGAAAGCATCAATTGAATAATCTACATCAATAACACCTGCAAACGGAGTGGTTCCATCGGCAGCAAAAACCGTAACAGCTCCAATAGGAGCAGCTGAAAGTTTTAATTTACCTCCAGTAATAGTTTTTGATTCAAGTGTAATTTGCTCTGTATTGGTAATTGAATCAAATGTATTTACAACAATTACCGTTGCTGGTCCTTGTTTAAAAATAGCATCCAAAGCTTGTGGAATTGTAAACCCAGGCAATTGTTGCCCAAATTGAACAGCATCGTTTGGAGATAAAACCAGAATAGGCTCATTTTTTGTGCCAATTGGAGCAAGTCCAACCAATGCAATGACTGAAGACTTAACGACCAATACAGGACGCGCGCCTTGGTCAACTTCTATGGTTTCTACGCCATGTAAATAGTTAGCTGCCATATTTTATTTATTATTAATTAATTTATTGTTTTTTTTTGTTTTGGCTTTATTCTGGTATTGTAATTATATTGATTTCTCCGTCAGGTCTATCAATAAGGGTAATTTCTTGTAAAATAAGAGATAAATCTTCAGTAAAATCTTCAACATGCAACGCTGTAGTCTGAAAAATCACATTGTAATTCCACATATTATTGATTTTTTCGGCATTTTCACCTCCAATAGTATGATGTTTTGTGACTTGAATTCTACGACATCCCGAAGGCATAAATCCAGTAAGGGCTTTTTTCAAAACGCTGGCTAAATTATAAACTCCAAGTGTACCACGTAAAAATGTGCTTTCAATCAAAACTTGAATAAAAATTTTCTCTTCTTGTGAAATTTGAGCAGTACTTAATGAATTTCCGTATTCTGAACCTGCATAAATTACGGTAAACTTTGCTTTTGTAGGCAGTGGTTTTGATCTATCAGCTTCTAACTCTGGCAGTTTTTCAACTGTTATTCCAGCCGTTATAAACGGAGTTAATCTAGTCACGATTTCGGTTTCTAAGCTTTCGTAATTCATTTTATTCAGGTATTGCGTGACGTAATCTCGCTATAAAAGTTTCACCGTCATATTTTGTTTTAACTTCAACAACTGCAAAATATCCAACGCCTTCAATTGTTACAAATTCAGTTCCAGCAGAATCAACTTTCGATTTTAATTCTTCAAAAAATCCAATTCTGTATTCCATAAATGGCTCGTCAGGATTCCATGAATCAATTCCAGAAAGTTCTTGCTTTTCGCTTGGATCTTTAAAGCCAACTCTTGCATTATATAAATTTGACTCACTTAACCACGTTGCGTTATACCCCATCGTATCAGTAACGACATCAAAAGCTTGTTTTTTAAGTGAGTCAAAAATATTCATTATCGTGCCAAAAGTACGTTTACAGTAGCGTCACCTGTCAATGCAGCAGAATGAGCGTATCCTAAGAATACGTTTGTCGAAACTGTAGAAGTAGCAACTCCGGCAGCAATATAAACTTTTGCACCTTGAGCGAATACCGAAGCATCTTTTGCAACAGCATAAACACCGTCAAGGTTCACAACTACGACGTCTCCAGAAACATAGTTTCCAGCAGAAACTCCAGCAGTAGCTCCAACAGTTACGATTGAACCAGAAGCGACATCGCCACCAGCCACAACCTCAATAACAGAGCCTTTTTGAATGTAATTTTTCATTTTTTATT